AAACCTTTTCTTTCTTAACCATTTATCAATACCTTTGGTTAAACCACCTTTTGGACCAGTACCGCTACCATATTGAAATGGTGATAGTGCTGCACTTGTTTGTGGATATGTTGAGGTTTTACCCTTTACACCTCTATCAACAAAAGCACCGTAATCTTCCATCATAAATTCTACCAACATTGCCTGGTCATCTTCTAGCAAGTTATAAGATAAAGAGTTGTATAAATCACCACCACCTTTATCATCTTTTGTCAATCTGCTTCTAGACTGCTGAATTACATATTTAGCGTATTGGGTCATTACAGCTTCAAGGTTGTTAAACTCCATTAGCAGATGTATATATCATTGTAAATTAATATGTCTATTGATGCTGACCATCCAGCTAATTGGTTTTCGAACCTATCCATAAATGGTTCTAAACTTGGGTTACCCTCTAGTTGGTACATATCTTGGTGTAGCTGTCCCATTCTTAACCTTTGTATAAGCCTATTTAAGACCGCTAGTTGCGTGTTTAGAATATCTTGCTCATTAGTGTTACCAGTAAATCTATCTGTTGTTAAATCCTTTGTTTGGTCTACAATGTCACAAGCTAGTATTGTAATGCTAAACCTCAACACTTGTTCTTCTACACTTACACTATTAACAATGATATGTGCCAAAGGGAATATGTCTTGTTTGTTTAAGTTTACATCAGTTATATCACCAATAGATACTGTATTAGTATTTACATCTAGTAGTAGTTGGTCTTCTATTGTTGAGGTTAACTGGTAATATCCTCTTACACCTTGATTGCTCATTTAAAATTTTGTTTAATTCTTTTTGCTTCTAGTTCTGCTTTTTCTTTCATATACTCTAAAGCATATAAGCATTTATGTACATTTAATTTAGTGATATCTTCAATTCTTCTAATATCGTTTTGAGCGAGGCTAGTGAAGATGTTTTGATACCATCCATATTTTCTTGAAAAATTTGTTGATGCATCGAGTTGGCCGTTTGCGGCTGCTCCAAATAGTTCACCATAACCATTGATAATTCTATCCCTAAATTGTACAAAAAAAAAATTGAACCCAGAACAATGTCCATAGGTATTTCTTCTAGCTTTTCTTTTGCATCAACCTCATAGTCTACAATAGTATATTTTTCTCCTATTGATTTTTCTATTGGTCTATACAATACATTCATTGCTATTTGCATATTTTGCCAATCACCAATGTAGGTGTCTAAATCTATATATTCACCCAAACTAATGTCATCTAGGTTTGGTATCATTCCATATTCAACACCACCAATTTTAATTCTTCTTGTTAAGTCTGGTTTTGCTTCAAACATATTATTTAAAACCTCAACAACTTTGTTTGCATCACCTACCTTAAGCATCCTTACATTCTTTGCTTCTAGGTTGCAAAATATCTCTATCATCTTACATTGTAAAAAGTAACTATCCTCATTGCTATCTTGCAGCTTTAGAAACTTCTGGTATTGCTTTAATGTTATTTCAGATAAATCACTTGGTACTATCAATTCAACTTTCATACTTATATAACGTTTTTAAAATGGTTTTTTATAGTAAGTAAATATAATAAAAAAAGGCACACCATTTCTGATGCACCTTTTACTCAAAACTAACTCAACTAACTAAATCATACTTGCTTCGTGACAGGCACCAGAACAAACACCTGGCTTATCTATTTCAGTACCACACTCTGTGCATTCATATTCTTTGTGTTCTTCTTGACTATACCAATCCATAATATTCTGTTTTAAGTTTACCATTACGGTAATGTTCTACAATTACACCAGTTGATAAAGCTATTACCTTATATGGTCTGATGCTTCTTTTTACTAAAATTTTGTTTATTAATTCTTTCATCTGTTTGTTTTTAAAAAAAAGGTAGGTAGCCTCCGTGATAACCGTCAACGACCAAATTTATTGTTAGTGGATAACTCCTACCCTTTGCTTATTGGTTTATATATTTTAATGTAGTAAGTGTTGCAGTAGCTTCTTGCTTTGCTCTTGTAAGCATACATACCTCATCTCTATCAAGGCTGTTAAATATCCTTGCTTCAATGTCATCAATCACATATTCTAAATTGTTTATTATTTCTTTCATATCTGTTTTGTTAAGGGGGTTTTTACACCCCCGTTAGTTATTACATTAATTCAAACTCTTTTTTTGACAGAAAAGAATCTTTAAGAAAAGCCTCAATCTCCTCTATCGTCTCAAACCAAACCGCTGTAAGAGTAGACTCGTTTATAATCATACAAATATCTCCATCAATAAATTCAAATCTTAATGTCCACTCCATTTGCAGCTTTTTGTTAAGGATATCAAATTCTTGAGTCTCTTTTGTTCTTAGGTTAAGTATTATTTCTTTAATGATTTTCATAATGTTTTGTTTTAGTTAATTAGTTATACGCAAATATACAACTAACTATATGTTATAAACAAACAATTTAACAACTATTTTTAAAATAATTTATAATGTGCTAGTTATAAGTAAGTTAGCTTATGAAATAATTACCCCTATTTGGATTTTGTAGTTGATATGATACTGCATATCTGATTGCATCTATAATATGATTGAATTTGTCTTGTGGTGTTTTAGACTTTTTTTCAAGCCAGGAGTAGTTGTTTAGTTCTTTGATGAGGTTAATACTGTTTTCTTCAATTATCAAATCATAATCTTGTAGTAAAGCTATACCATAAGTAATTGAACCTTGCCCTTTTATTGCTTTGACTACATTACAACCTTTTGCTTTAAGTTCGTGTAGCAATCTTGGTTCTGCACTATCACCTACTATAAGACTATTATTAGCGTGTTTAAGGTTGAGGTTAGCTATTTCTGATGTGGTAAGACCTTTGAGATAAAAGCACTCCTTTAAATAGATTATTTTGTTTGTGCTATCAATGTTGGTTTCTACTAATGTATTTTCATCTGCTGCAAAACCATAATCTTGGCCAAAGACACTAACACCTACTTTTTTAAATTCACCTATCTGCCAATTACTAAATATAACACCCTCTGCTTTTGCTAACCAACCACCTAACATCTGATGTTTGTATTTATCTGGTCTACGTTTCTTTATGTTTTCTATTTGTTCTAAATAGCTTTTAGATAGGTTCTTGATGTTATCTAAATAAGTTGTGTGTATATAGTTTGTATTTCCTTTGGTTGCATTAGAACCAGCTTGTACACCTTTATCTTCAAAAAATCTATTATATATCCAATGCTCTTTTGTAACTGGGTTTAAAATTAGTATTACCCTATTCTTTTGTTTTAGGTTTCTAACACTTAAATCTATCTTGTCAAAGATGTTTTCATCCATTAATTCTTCTGCTTCATCCATTACCCAAGTTGTAACATTTGTTAAACTTTTTAAATTTGCAGACTGGTCACCACTAGATGTGCGAATACCACGAAAGATTATCTTGCTACCAGATAGCTTATTTCGTATCTCATCCTTTGTGATATGAAAATAGTCTTGTAGTTTAAGTGTTTCTATCTTGTCAATAAATTCTGGTATAATAGAAATGTACGCACTCGATAGTGTAAACCTTGTAAATAAGATTGTATGCCCAGCTTCAAAAGTAAGCAACAACAATAGCAAGTTTATAGAATACGATTTACCTGAACCACGTCCACCAGTTACAATATAATATCTAGCATCTGATGTTTGGATAGGTTCATACTTTGTGTTTATGTCTATCACTTAAATTTGATGATATCTTTAAAGTTAATATTAAACCCATCTGATGATGTTATATCCACACTCTCTTTTGGCTTACCATATCTGTAACCAAAGTATAATGACATAGCACGACTATCACCCTTTAGAATTTGTTTACCTAGTGTTTTAATCACCTCATCATTATCAATAAGGTTATCTAGCTTTTCAATTAGTTTAAGTTCATCAGCTTTCTTTGGTCTTCCAGCACCCTCTCTTACACCACCGTTATTTTTTCTTTTATCCATTTGATACAAATTTGTTTATTCAATTATATAACGTAATTAAACTTTGTTTTTATTTAGCTTTAAGTTTAACAGTCTTTCTCTTATTGCTTTTCTTTCTTTACCCTTTGGTAGTTTGTCTAGTAGCTGTTGTAGCTTTTGTATTAGTTTCTTACTCATTGTTTTTTTAGTTCATTGTGAATAATATTATTCATTCTATCTTTTAGATGAAACTGCCTAATAGATTTTAAATGTTGTTCAGATATTAAATCTGTATATTCGTTGTATGATTTTTTACCTATTGTATTTTCTTTTGTGTACTCCAAAGGCATAAGATTAACATAGTATTTATTATTTAACATTGCATTTTGAGGTGGTGCAAACATATTTATATATGTACACTCTAAATCTGTTATATAATTTTTATTTTTACTTTCTAAATTTAGCACTTTGAAACTATTGAAAATTTTTGTGTTAGAGTGATTTGTGTAAAAGTTATTACTGCCATCTCCAAATATTCTATTTTCTATACTGGCAATAGACATACCCACATAAGTTACATAATTGTTTTCAAGTAAAAAATAAATCCCTTGATGTGGATATATTGGTTTACAATTTTCTGAAAGACTAACTCGATATTTATTATAATCATTTTTATTATATCTGAATAAACAGTCATAAGTTTTTAATTCCTTAAAATCATTATATAGTTTTTTTACTTTCTGTTTTGTTATTTTCATAATTCTGTTTTTAAGTTGCACAGTTTATTATTTCGTATTCACTATTGTTTTGTTTCCATTCAAAAGACTTTAATACTAAAGCTGCTCTTTCATCATACATATCTTGTTGTTCTTCTTCTAGGTTTCTGTATTTCTTTTCATTATGTGTTAGGCTACTTTCTTTTGTTAGTTTGTTTAGTTTTTCTATTGCTTTAAAATAATCTTTTTCTAGTGCCTCGTGTTTTTTTTCTATAATCTCTAATCTCGATAGTTGGCTGTATTGTAATTGTGACCTTACAATAAAATTACTCTCTAGTTTATCATAATAATCAAATCTTGATTGTTTATAGATAGGATACATTTTGTTTGCGTGTATTGCTGTTGCGTGGTCAAATGATTTACCGTTTGATTTTATAAAGTCTGATATGCTTACCCATCTCATATCTAGTTTGTTTCTTAATATATGACATAGTAAAGCACGATGTTCTACATATTCTGCTTGTCTTGTTTGTTTGTATATATCTATTCCAGATAATTGTATAAGCAAATCACTTATTTGTTCTGGTGTTTCTAGTTTGTCTATATCGTTTTGCATAAAGCTAATATTTTTAAATCTTCTTGTATCTCGGTTAACATTTTAACTGCATCTTGATAGTCTTGGTTTTGTATTGCTTCCTTGACTATCTCTAAATCATTTACCATTGCTTTGTAGTTTTTGGATATATAATGCTGCATCCATTAGTTCTTCTTTTAAGTGTTGTAAAAAGTCATCTTTGTTATTGTCTTGTAGTGTTGTTTTGTATTTATCTATTCCTACACAACTTCTTATATCAAACTCTCTTTTTAAATCTTCTACTATTTTATCTTTCATTCTGTTCTTAATTTTAAAAGGTGATAGCACTCTGTATATTTTTGTCTTGCTTTACCTTTGTATTCTTGTTTAAATAATTCGTATAGCTTTCTAGTGTATTGGTATTTAGTTAAGCAGTCTTTAAAATACTTACTTGCAAACACCTTACCCTTACCCAAAAAGTATTGCACATTGTCGGCACTATCCCCGATTATAAATTGCTCATAGAAATTGTACATAGCTTCTTCTTCTGTTATGTCTAACACAACTTGGTGCTTGTAGTGATAGTTGTACATCAAGCAAGGGAATTGTTTATAGTCTTTATCTATGCTGGCTATCATAACTTCATCCCTACCAATATCATCACTAATCTGTTTCCAGTACCTAGCAACCATATCATCTGTTTCTACACCGTAACCCCATATACTATCGTATTGCTCTTTTACAAATTGGTGCATCTCATTTAAAAGCGGAGGTAGTTCTTGCTTCTTTCTATTGGCTTTGTACTTTTTTGTTATTAGTTTTCTAAAGTTACCCTTTGAACCACTAAAACATAATACCTTGTCTATTGTATATTTTTCTTCCAAGTCGTTAACAATTCGCATATACTGCTGGTCAAACTTGTTTCTACTATCCTCAATATCGGTGTAGTACTTTTCATCATCTGGTGTTTCTCTTTTACGGTAACAACTTGCAAAGATTAAACTATCTGCATCTACTAATAAAATCATACCAATGCTTCTTTAATCATTTCAAGGTGCATTTCTTGCATCTTCTTTTGTTCTTTACACACTTGATTAATAATAAAAGGTAAATCCTTAAAAAGCTGTTCAACTTCCATTACAAGTGTTTTGTTATCATCGTAACCAATATGTATCTCACCATCTGAACAATGTAAGCAATCTGTTTCCCCTATGTAAGTGTGTGATTGTGCTTCTTCTAATTGTGCTTTTAATATTTCAACTTGCACTTCTAATTCTTTTACCCTGTTATCTTGTCCCATTTGTCTATTGTTATGTTAAGTTTTAAATAATTTCTGTTCTTCGTTTCTTTTACTTGGTAGTTAATTTGTACATCTGTTATCTCACTATCTTGTTCAGTATGAAATTCTATTTGCTTTTTTAACTTTTCCCAAGCTGCTTCATTTACTATCATAGCGCAATATACATTAATCTATATTATAAACAAAACATTTAACAACTAATGTGGTTCTATATTTATATTTATTCTAACTGCTTGGTTTTCTTTAAGCAAGTAAACATCTTTAAGCAATCTTTTCTTTGTCCACATTGTAGTATCTGGGCAATACTTCTTTACTGTCTTTGGCATCTCTAAAGTGTTGAGCCAATACATAAAGTTTCCTTTGGGGTCATTAACAAAGTATATCTTTACCTCATCATCTAAAGCCATTAAAGCATCGTACTTGTCTTTTTCAAGCATCTTTTCCTCATAGTACTTATTGCGGAATTTCATCTCTATAACGCAATTTTTGCCTTTAGGTGTTTTTCCTTTTGCATCGTATCTAGTGTAACCCTCACCACACCATTCTAAATCCCAACCATCTAAATTAAGAAGAAATACAACTGCTTTCTCCCATTCGTTTATTGTTTTAATTCCCATTGTTCCAAATTATATTAAGTTGTTTTATCCATAACTTTATTTTTTTTGGATTGCAAGTGCAAGGTTTTTGGTATTTATGTTTGTAGTAAACCGAATGTAACTCACAAATTAAATCAAACTCATTAGGTTGCAATGTGCTTTTTGGTTCTGACCTAAAGTTGCTCCAGCTTTCAAAGTCTTGTTTATTAAATTTTACCATCTATCAATTTTTATTTCATTTAACTTTTTTCTTCTGTTGTTGCAGTCACATTTAGTACCTCTTAATTTATGGTATTTATCTACCAGGTATTTAATGCCAGTATATTTAGTTATGTAATAAATAATGTTTCCTAGTTTCATAATAGTTTTAATTCTAAATGGTTTATATCTTCATATTTTACTTTTACTATTTTATCTTTTTTACCCCATTTTTCTCTAGTGTAAAATTTAAAATAATGTTTTTTATCTGTAGTATATCCATCAGTTTTACTTAAAATATAATCTAACAAATCTTTTCTTTTATATATACTAAATTTGTCTAATTCTGTAATGTGCATTGCAATATACATAGCATCACCTCTTAACCAACCTTTAAAACCATTTACATTTGTGTGTTCTAACCAAATTTCTTTTAATCTTCTATTGCCTTTTACATCAACCCCAAAACCATTTACATAACAATCTATGTGTTTATACCAGTCTTCTTTTTTAGTTGATTCTCTATAAGTTAATTTAGAATTAATTACTCTATTTTTAAAATCTTCTTCAAATGAATTACCTAACTTTTTACAATAATCAAATCTATTTTCAGATACATTCATAATAGTTTCTTTAATTTGCTTTTGACTTTGTTATATGTGTTGTAAAGAGAATAATAATGTATCATACTTTTTCTAGAAAATTCTGCAATGCTTTCACCCTCGTTTATTATCTCAAATACCTTTCTATCATACCAGAACATTTTTGATAGTTCTTCTTGTATTTTATCGTATGGTTCAGTAAAGTTTACATCTGTAGTTGTAAGGTGTATATCATCCATAGATACCATAGTTATGTTTTTACCTTTTCTTTTTAAATCGTAAAACAATGTTCTTAATGTTTTGAAAATGTAGTAGTAGTTTATTTCTTTTTCGTTGTACATTATATCTAAACCCTTTTCAAGTTTGAGTTGTATTTTAATATACATTTCTTGTACTAAATCTTCTGCCACTTCTTTTTTGCAACCAAAGGATAAAACTATTTCTAACCACTCTTTGTGCTTTGCAGCAACTAATATCATTGTTTTTTGTACCATACTATTTTAATGGGTCATATAAATCTCCAACTATTATTGGTAATCCTTTTTCATTTACTTCAAAGCTAAATGTATCAAAGCAGTACCCTCTGCTTCTGCCACACTTAACTGTTGTCCAATCCTTATTGACTGTGTTTGCTTCTAAACTTATTACCGTTTCAGCTTTCTTTTCTAATGCACTCCCTAAATGACCAGTTCCAAGTTTAGCACTACCAAAGTTTTGATGTATTACATTTATAATATGTACGTTTTGTTGTTGGCTTATTCTCATTAATGCACTAACTAAATTATTGCTTTGTTCAATAGAATTTACATCATTGCACATATCGGCTACTCCATCTAAAATGACCAAAGATGGCTCTTTTATGTGTTCCTTTAAATAGTGTTCTAAAAATTGTAAACGTTCTTTAAAACCTATTGTCCGCAATGCAAACGTATGATATTTGTCTTTAGGTATGTTGCTATCCATATCTTTAGGACGTGAAAATACTTTAGCTGCGTGCCAGCTTCCTTGTTCTGTATCTATATAAATTAAATCACCATCGCCTCTATGTCCTTTTATATTACCACCATAAATGTTTGAACCACTTAAATACGCACTAGCTAATAAGCTACAAAAAAAACTCTTTCTTGTTTTTGGTGGTGCAGTAATAACTGAAAGGTTGCCATAAGTTCCTAAAGCTATTGGTATGATGGTATCACCTTTATCTGATTGTAAAACCTTTTCACCATAGCTTAAACATACTGGTGGGTAATCTATTTTTTCATCAATGTCTATCTTGCAAGTATCTGCAATAAACTCCATCAACATATTTTGTTCTGTTTCTTTTTCTGTCATTTGTTAAATATATAAAAAAAAGGTGCAAGTTAAAAACTCACACCCTTTATTAATTAAAATGGTAAGTCATCACCTGCTGGTTCTTTTACCGCTTGTGGCTGGTCATCTCTTTCTGCAACCGTTACACCTTGGTCACTCATCCAAACTACCTTACCATTGCCCAGATAGTTTTTAGCAACCTTTGCTTCTCTTTCTTCTTTGGTTTGGCTGTCCATAAAAGCTACGTTGTTACCATACCTGGTTTCATCTTGTACTGCGATTGTGAAATTGTAGTAAACTGCGCCATCTTTTCCTTTGATGAATTTTTCTTTAGGTAGTCTATCTACTCTAATACTTCCGTTGATAATTGCACTCATAATATATAAATTAAATTTTGGTGTTGTCAATACACGCAACACCTCGTGTTTTTATTTAAACTTCATCAACACATAGAAATTTATCTATTTTATTTTTGTCATTAATTATATAGTTTTTATTTAGTATATAATCTTTCACTTGTATTTTATTGTAAGGTTTATCACCTCTAATTAGACAAACTTGCATTTTCCAACCATCAAACAAATCTGAGTTTGTGTTTATTTGCTTTGCTATCTTACCAAGTATTTCAAATGCTTTATTTTGTTGATACCCTATTTTTTCATTATTGTGTTTGTATTCTGCAAGTCTAATTATTTTTCTTGATTGTTTTACTTGTAATAAATCCAAGTCAATAGATGTCATTATCTTTGGTAGTGTTTCACCAATGTGTTTGTTTAAATCTGAATTATAATAGTTACCTAGTTTTTCCATTCTGATATTCTTTGTTTTGCAATATAAAAACTTTTTTCATCTATTTCTGCACCAATTACATTTCTGTTATTTTTTAATGCAGCTAAAATAGTTGTTCCGCTTCCAGCAAATGGTTCTAATATTGTATCACCCTCAACTGTAAAATTATCAATTAAATGTTTTAATTCCATTTCAGATTGCTGCCATCTATGATGTGTTTTTTCCATTCCACTTCCATTTATAAAATCATCAAAAGGTTTTTTTAATTTACTAAAACCATTTTGATACACCAATATTGGCTTCCATCCACAAAAAAGTGACCTACCGTTAATTAATTGTCTACTACCAGTATGCATTAAAGCAAAAGACCAATAGTAATCTAAATTTTCACCCATTCTTTTCATTACTTCTGGTAGGTGCATTTGGCCAGAATAAGAAATACAGAACCCATTTGGTTTTAATACTCTCTTTGCAAATCTTGAAAGTTTACTCCAAACTTCAATAAACTCTTTTGGATATGGTGGGTCGGTTATAATACAATCAATACTACCATCTGGTATGTCTTTAAAAACTTCTTCAAAGTCACCTAATCTTAAATCAATTTCAATTTTTTTGTTTTTCCCGATTTCTGCTAGTCTATCTCTTTCGTTTTCTTTTTCAGCTTTCTTTTCTTCTTTTTTAATTTCTTTATAAGCAGCATTAATACTTACTTCACCAGTTCTTAATTTTGCTTTTACTTCTTCTGGTGCCCTCTCTTGTATCTTTTTTACTTTAGCTATTGTATCGTGTGAAACTGAAGCAACTTTTGATAGTTCTTTTTTGGTATCAATTACCGCTTTGTCAGATTTCTG